GCGGCGATCCTGAATACAAACAACTTCAACAACGCGCCCTTGCCTACGGCAAATAAGAAGCGCACTAGGAGAACGAACTAATGGCTATTGGCCTGTTTCCTAACTCTGACGACGTAATGGCTCCAGTCACGTATCCCAACCAGATTAACTCTGCTGGCGATACGATGGCTCTGGCTATCAGCGAGTACGCTGGTGTCGTTGAGGGTACTATCGAACGTAAGTCCGTTCTGAGCGGCATGATCCCCATGCGCTCGGTTCGCGGCACTAACACCATCCATAACTACGCGGTTGGTGAAACTACTCTGGACAAGGTTACCCCCGGCGTTGCGCCGGATGCGGGTGGCATTGACCTGAACAAGACCTCGCTGACGGTTGACACCCTGATCGTCGCGCGCAACATTCTGCCCCTGCTGGACGTGTTCCAACAGAGCTTCGATGTGCGCTCGGAGATTGGTAAAGAGCATGGCAAGAAGATCGCCAAGTTCCGCGACCAAGCCTTCTTCATTCAGGCTGCTAAGACCGCTGCCCTGACCGCTGCTGTTGCTTCGGGTACGGACGGCCACCTTGGTGCCTCGCAAATCACTCTGGCCTCTTCGGGTGATGCTGCTGACCCGGCCAAGATGTATCGGGCTGTTTCGCAGCTTAATACCGCGATGGCCGAGAAGGATGTTGATTGGGTCACCGACGATATCATGCTGGCTTTCCGCCCGGCTATCTTCGCCGCTCTGCGTGATGCTGAGCAAATCGTCAACGGTATGTATCGTACCGCCGACGGCACGGAGCGTGAGGGCATGATCTACAAGGCGTTTGGCGCTCCTGTGGTTCAGTCCAACAACGTCCCGAACAGCGATATCTCGGGCCACCTGCTGTCCAATGCTGGTAACAGCAACGCCTACGACGGCGACTTCACTAAGCTGGTAGGTCTGGCCTTCTCGCCGCGAGCCCTGCTTGCCGGTGAGACGATCCCGCTGGAAAGCGACGTGTTCTACGACAAAATCTACAAGATGCACTTTGTGGATAGTCATATGTCGTTTGGCGTGACCCCGAACCGCGCCGAGTTCGCTGGCGGTATCTACCTGCCGTAATCCTATGGAACCCCCGTTGAGCCCCGCGCTTAGCGGGGGTTCTTTTCGCGTTTAACAGGAGTGTCTGTGTTTATCTCAGAACTAGACGTTATCAATGAATGCTTGGCGTCTCAGGGAGAAACTCCGCTAAACTCTCCTGATGACGAGCATCCTTTCGTATCTTCCGCACGGCGTATGCTGCGCGTTGCCAATGGCCGAGAACAGGCTAAGGGCTGGTGGTTTAACCGCGAACGCCTTACGCTTACACCGGACCCGTCTACGGGCTACGTGTACGTGCCAGCGGATACTATCAGTATCGACCCGGTTAGCCAGTGGACACACCTTGTCCAGCGGGGGCGTAGGCTCTATGACCCCAAGGGGGCGGGCTACGCTATTGGCAAATCTATCACGGTGACTGTGCTGCGGCTCATTCCCTTCGAGGACCTCCCGCTGCAAGCACAGGCGTATATCTCGCTTTGCGCTCAGCGGGACTACCAGCGCGGCTTTGACGCCGACCGCATGAAGGTGGAGCAAATCCTCATGGACTTGAAGGACGCCTACGCGGACCTTCGCGCTGAGGATATCCGTAACGCTGGCGTGAACCTTCTGTATAAGCCCTCTACTTTGCAGCGTATGCACGCTCTTGGTGGAAGGCTGCCCAACTACAGCACACAGGTCGTTGGATACAGCGAAAGCACAACCCCCGCCCTGTCTGAGCCGGTTGACGGAACAGACGTGGACTTTGTTACACTATTTGAGGAGGCTGCTGATGGCAGTTAATGGTTACGCCGCAGCGCAGGACGTTGCGGATTTGAAAGTTTCTACTGCTGCTCTTGCCGTTGCAATGGGCAACCGGGTAAATGTAACTGAGGCTGCGCTGGTGCCCATTGCGGAGTCGGTTGCAGACTTGCCTGAGCAGTTTGATGCTATTGATAACGAGCTTGCTACAAAGCTGATCGCTACGGAAAACCTCGCTGATCTTTCGGACGCGGCGGCAGCACGTGCAAACCTTGGGGCTGTTAGTACGTCTGCCCTTGCGGCGTCTGCCGGGGCTGGTCTTGTCGGGTCCATCGCCTCTGGAACTGGTGCTACGGCACGGACCCTCCAAGCAAAGTTGGGCGATTACGTCTCGATCAAAGACTTTGGCGCGGTCTGCGATGGGGTCACGGATGACACGGCGGCTATCCATGCGGCCATGAACGCCCATGATAACATTTTGGTCCCCGGTTACACGAAGGCAAACATTGTCTGGCCCCGGCAGGGTGTCCGCCTGTTCGGGACCGGCGTTGGTGAGTTTGACCCGACCCTGTTCACCTATCAGCGTGGGACGCTTATCGAGGCGTTCAACCCGGCGCTGCCAGCCATCACGATCAATCCAGACACTGCGGGCGCTAACCTGAACCATTGCGTCATCGAGAATATGTGCGTGGCGGGCGTCGGCCGCGTTGGCGATGGCATCGCCGTGGTGAAGACGACCGGAACCTACAAGGTAGCCGACCTTATCATCAACAACGTATCCACGCGTTCGGCGCGATATGGCCTGTATGTCACGGCAGAGCTGTTGTGGGCGTCGTTTGACCACCTGACACACGACTTCTGCCTCGACGGTTGCCGCATTGTTACGACCTCGTTCGTCAACGGTCTGGTGGCCGGGGTTTGGGCGGCGCGGCGCTGCTATCGCCACGGCTTCTATTGGAACAAAACTGACGTTTCTAACAGTGGTTTCCAAGCTTGGGATATTGGTCTTCTTTCGGCGGACTATAACGGTGACTTCAACTCGACCGCCACGGCACAAGCTGGCGTTATCGGGGTGTATATCAACGGCTTTGAGGGCCTAAAGATTGGGCAAGTTGTCGCAGAAGGCAACGGAATGGATCAGGCCGCTGCTGACGGTCACGGTATCCTGATCGAGGGTAGTGTCAATCGCGGCATCGTCCTCCAATCAGTCGCCATTGAAAGCAGCCCGCTCCCGTTCCGATGGAAGGGCGATGTTGCATCCGGGCATCTTGGAGACTTTTACAGGTTCTCCTCGTCTACGGGACAAGTTCCGGGCATTATCACCGCAACGTGCGCTATGGCAGCGGATGGGACAACGTCACCGCCTAAGATCACCCTTGGTGGTAACTTTGCCGGGGAAATGCGGACGACGTTCGACGGCGCTACCGGGGGCTATCCGACTAATCCGGGCATGGATTATATCCCCGCCCAAGGAACGACGCTGCACGTCGCAGAGCGCACCGCCATAACGATTAACTGCGGAGTTTCATCCAAGACCATTACGGCCCTAACTCGGCACGTTATCGGCTCAACCCTGACGCTATGGAACTACGCTGCGTCCACAAGCAACACAGTTACCCTTGATGGTACTCTGATGTTTGATGGAGTGAGCCGCACCATCCCTGCAAATGAAACCGGCTCGTTTGTTGTTCTAGGTTTCCCCCTAGCCCTAAAACTGGCCCCGGTTGCACAAAACGGTGTACAGCAAGCGGGAACCGGCGCAGTCACCCGCACGGTTCAAGACAAGCTGCGAGACACGAAAGACGCTGACGACTTTTCGTCCTTTCAGGTCGGCATTGACGCGCTGACGACGACGGGCGGCATTCTCAACCTCCCTGCCGGAACCAACACGGCATCGGGCGTTCTGACGGTTAAAAAGGCCGTTACGCTCGCCGGTAAGGGAATGGCGCACCAAGCGTTCTACGCTGCCGGGACCGAGCGCGGGACGGTCATTAAGCGGGCTGCGACTGCTGCCGGTTATGCGGTCGAGTTTGAGAGCGCGCTGAACGGCTACGGCGGGTTTGGCCTGCGCGACCTGTCCGTCTATCACTACGGGGCCAATACCGCTCGGGCTGTGGTGCGGTGCGCGGGTATCCAGCGCCCGCAAATGATGAACGTGGAAATCGCCACGCTTGGCAGTTCCGTGGCGGATTATGGTCTGTTGATTGAGCCTTCAGGATCGAACCTGACGCTGTACGGTTCATTCAACGGCGTCTGCATAGCCGCTGAAAACGGCTCGATGGTCAGCACGGCCCTCGGTATTTTTGAGGACAGCAATGCGCTGGCGTTTTCCGGCGGGACGTTTAGCGGTCACCTTCTCGCCTTGGAGGTTGGCGGGACAACCCTCAAGCCGATCAACCTGTCGTTTACCGGGACGGGCTTTGAGGGCGTGTACAACACGTCGATGGAGCACGTTTATGTCGCGGGCGGCGTCGGAGTAATCGGCCCCGGCGTCCTCCCCGTAAGCTGCTACATCGTCAAGCTCATCAAGATTAGCAAAGCGCAAGGCGTTCACTTCTCGGGCTGCTATTTTGAGCTGGGTTCAACCCCGTCAACGTATGACGATGGCGTTCATGGGGTGTTGCCGCTTTATGCCGTGGTGTCCCTTGAGGGGGCTAGCGTCAGCGACGTGACAATCGACAGCCTTGAGACGTGCAGGCTGTACGATGGCGGCGCAGTCGGCACGTTCGTCAAGTTCAATTCGGGTCAGGTGTACGACACGACCGCTGGCCCGGTTCTGTCGCTTACCAAAACAAACACGCAGTCAGCGGCTCCGTTCACGGCGGTTACGGTGCTGATGAATAATCAGGCAGTGTATCGCCCAGGGTTCATTTCTTACGACGCATCGACCGGCATTGGCACTGTCAATGTTCCCGGAGTTTACCGGATTGAGGCGACTGTGACGCTTGAGCCGTTCAATGCGACGGGAATGTTCTGCTATTCAAAAATCGTCTCCACCGGCGGGAATGCTATCAGCAATAACGCTCTGGTGGACGGCTCTGCGGGCGTTCCGATCAGTATGCCGGTTGGGAAAACGGTGTTTCTGTCGGCTGGCGACACCTTCCGGGTTGAGGTCTTCCACGGCGCGGCGGCGGCAAAGGATATCAGCCAAGGCGGCGACTATAACCAACTAACGGTGTTCCCGATTTAACACCGGGTCGCGCGACGGCCCTTCCTGACAGTGTAACCCTTAAGAGCGAGTGACCCGCTGATGACCTTTGACGGCCCGTCGTGACCGCAGCCCTAGCTGTCGTCGCCTTTAACCACTAACCAAGGAGAAGCCATGAGCAAGGTCTCGGGCTCATACGAAAGCGTCGTTCTAGGCGTTTCCGAGCAAGTACCACAGGACCGCCGCTCAGGGCAACACTTTGAGCAGGTCAATATGATTTCCGATCCCGTCAAGGGATTGGCGCGTCGCCACGGCTCTATCATGCGGGACGAGGTTATCCTTGCGGATTACACTTCGCCTTTGTATGAGGGGGCCGTGGCTGACGCGGCTACACACAAAGAGTTTACGTTCTTTGTTGGTGGGGTTGAGTACGCCCTCTTCTACCGAGTTCGCGCACAAGCAGAGACGGAGTTGCAAGACTTCGCCTTTGCTTGGTGTGTGAATAAGGACACCAAACAGTTCGTAACCGTTGTTCGAGACGCGGGGGATACCGTTATGGATAGCCTCGTCTCTGGCGGCGTCTCTGCTATTGTCAACACCGGCAAATACATCTACCTCGCCGGTAACACCATCGTCCCTACGTATGACGCCGAAGATCGGTTTGGCGTAGAGGCTAATAAGAACAGGCTGGTCGCTTGGGTGCGCGGCGGGGCTTTCTCCCGCACGTTCTCCATTACGCTTACCAAGGCGGATGGAACGACGGTTGTGGGTGAGTACAAGACCAAGCCCGCTGCCTACCCTGAGCTTCTGGATACCTCGGACATTCTGACCGCAGACCCGGATTACGAGAAGCTTGTCAACGACCGTACCAATGCGTACAACTCTGCTGTTACCGCCTACATTGGCGAGGCTGCGGAGGATATCACGCCACAGAACATCGCGGACAAGCTGCGGGACGATCTGGTCCTCGCGGGAGTTACGTGTGACGTGGTGGGCTCTACTATCGTTATTGACGATGCGAACTACGTGGAAATCTCCGGCGATGACGGCGGGGACAACACCTTGCTTCGTGCTGTCGGCAACGAGATTTCTGCGCCCGACCTAGTGTCCGTGGTTCACTACGTTGGCAAGGTGGTCAAGGTGAAGCCTAAGAAGACCGGGGGCGAAGACGCCTTCTACCTTGAGGCAATCCCTAAGAACGCCGCTAGCACGGGCTGGACAGAGGTTACTTGGCGAGAAACTGCCGGGTACGTTATGACGCCGGAAACTGTGTTCATTCAGGGCACTGTGGTGGATGAAACGCTGTACCTCGCCTCTAGCGCAACCCTGCTTGCGGGGCTTGCCGGGGGCACCCACCCGGAGTTCAAACCTAACTCCGTGGGTGATGACGTTACTAGCCCGCTGCCGACGTTCTTTGGTAAGCGCATCGACTACCTTGGTATGTTCCAAGACAGGCTTGTGATTGGCTACGGGGCAACCCTGCTGTACTCCCGACCGGGAGATTACTTTAACTGGTTCCGCCGCTCCGTGCTTACGGTTGAGGATACGGACGCCTTTGAAATGTACGCGCTTGGGTCCGAGGATGACACCATTAGGTCCTCTACTACGTATGACCGCAATGTTCTCTACTTCGGGGACCGCTTCCAGTACACTGTCAACGGGCGCTCCAAGCTAGTACCCCAAACGGCTTCCATGCCTATCGTGTCCGCACACAAGGATGCTAACGCTGCCAACCCGCAGAGTAGCAGCAACTTCGTGTTCTACGGGCAGAGCAATAATAGCATCGCGTCCCTGCACCAAGTCCAAACAGGCGTCATCGCGGAGAGCCCCGAGAGCTACGAGATTTCTCAGCAGCTTGAAAGCTACCTGCGGGGCATCCCGGTGCAGATCGTGCCGATGACCTCCCCTAACTTGATCCTTCTCAGGACCGACGTGGTTAGGCAGGGCTTCTACACCTACAGCTATCTGGACACTCCTGCGGGAGCAGAGCGCATCTTTGACGCGTGGTCTAGGTGGGAGTGGGATGATAGCCTTGGCTCCATCGCTGGCGTCACTGTAAAGAACGGGAGCATACTTGTGCTTACCCTACGCAGAGGCGAGGACAGCACGGGACAAGACAGCATCTACGCTGTGCTGGATGAGTTTAGCACTAGCACCGGGCTAAGCGCACGTCCTTACCTTGACAGCCTCCGGCTTGCAAGTAATGAGGACGGGTGGCTCAATGACAACACTGTTGCCCCGGCAGCAGCGGCCTTTGAGAATACCAGCGTGTACCGCTTCTTGGGCGAGGCTTACGAGAACAGGGCTGCGTTTATCGCATCCTACGAGCCGGAAGATGCTGCCGCCATATGGGCGGGCGTGGACTACCAAGCCTACGTCGTGCCCACTAACCCGTACATCCGGGACCAAAACGACAAGGCCATTATCTCTGGGCGGCTTACCTTGGGCAAGCTTAGCGTGTCCGTCTCTAACACAGGCGGTATGCTGGGGATGCTTGAGACGTTGCAGGGAGAGGGCACTGTGCTTAACTTCAATGGTCGCATCTTGGGCCAAGTCGCCAATATGGTTGGTAGGCAGCCTATTGTTACAACCAGCATCTCTGTGCCCGTTGGCAAGGAAGTGCGGGAGTGCAAGTACACGCTTAAAGCCAAAACGTGGCTACCCCTTACCATCACCGCTATCGAGTGGACTGGTCAATCCTTTAACAATGCACGGAGGGCCTAATGTGCTTTGAAGTACTAACTGCCGATGCCGTGCATATCCGGGAGCAATCCAAGATTGACGCGGCGCGGGTAACGCAAGCTGCCCGCAACGAGCTTAAGGCTGCGGACGCGACTAATAACCGCTGGGTCCAGTCCTTTAGCAATCAGCGCCGCATTAAGGCTGCGGGTAAACAGGCCGATGAGATTACGGCCAACATCGGGCGTAACCTAGATGCTGCCACGTATGGTCGCCTTGGGGAGCGGCTCGCTGTTTCTGAGGAACTCGGGGCCAACATCGCTGCGGCTACGGCTGCCGGTGTTGGCGGCTCCGTTGTGGAGACGTTTAACAATACAATCCGCCTTAACGCGGCTATGGCCGAGGAGCAGGGCGACCGCGCCCTTGCTACAGACTTGTTTGCTGCCTCGGACAGTCGGGCTACCCTCCTTGAGGACGCCTATGGTAATCAGGATCAGCAGACGTTTAGTGCTGGTCTGGACTACTCCCAGTTCGTGGACCACCAAGCTATGTCTGGCATACAGAAGTTCCTTACCTTCCAAGCTGCGGGCGTTGCTACGTACTTTGGTGGCCCCGAGGCAGGTAAGGCCGTCTTTGACGCTAGTGCTGCGATTAACATGGCAGAGAACGGGGACTTCGACGGAGCATCAATGAAAGCTGCTGCCGCCTTCCAAGGCGGGGTATCAGGAGCAAAACGATACAGCGACGCTGGTGGCGAAAGCTACGGAGGTAGGCTGTGGGACAGCGTTAGGCGCCGCTCTGGCGCGCGTCTACAGATTGGAGGCTAAATGGCTACTGGATATGACAACAGAGAAACTACCCGGCGGTCCTTTGCCTTTGCCCCGCAACCCGCCCGGCAAGTAAACACTGCCGCAAACGCGCGACCTAGCATTGGTCGTAGCGGCAACGTGGGGTCCGCTGCTACTGGTGGCGGCAACGTCATTATGAGTGAGAACCCTACGGCAGGTTCGGGGGCGGGGGCACAAATCCCCGCCTTCCTGAACGCTGTGCTAGAGCCACACATTAAGGCTCAGCAGGAGCGCCGTGTCCGCGAGGGCATGACCGCTGCTATGAACGGGACCGCACTGGCGGAGATTGAGGCTAACCAACCCGGTTTGAGCGCAATCTTTGGCCCTACGGATTTCCAGCGTGGTGCACAGTTCTTTGCTACGCAGAAGGCTGTTAGCGATTGGAAGACCGAGCAGCTTGCTAGCCTGAGCGTCCTGCGGGAACTGCCTCCTGAGGACTTGCCGCGCTATCTCAACGAAGCCGCCATGAACCACATGACGGGGGACGTGTACGCGGACAACGCGATCAACCAAGCTATCATCGAGGAAAGCGCAACGCTTATCCCTCGGATTGCTCAGGCGCGAACTGAGTGGCAGCAGAACACTTTGCGTACCGGCGCTATCGACAATAACCTAGCAGCGGGCGCGGCGTACTCTGCGCTCATTCAAAGCTACGTTACCCAGCCGGAACTTGCTGAGGGCGAGACTGACCCCCTTGCGGGGCAGCGCATCGACGGGGCAGCCATTGCTCGCCAGCGCGAGACGTTCCTGTCTACGTTCATGCCGATTGCCGGTATGTCCGAGGAAGCGTTCAAAAGCTCCGTTCTGGAAACAGCACAGGGCTTCCTAGCGGAGGACAATCTATGGGCCTACAACGCGCTCAGCGAGGGCGGGACGGACAGCATCCTGTTCCAAACGCTTACCCCTGAGCAGCGGGCCTCCTTGGACTCCGCGTACACCGCTGCTGGGCGTAGGGCACAAAGCCGCGCGCTTATGCAGATCGGACCAGAGTATGACCTGTTCCGTGCGCGTGTGCGGCTAGGTAGCCTTGCTACGGACCCGATCGCTCCCGACGAAGTGCGGGCGCAGCTTGACGAGTTTAACGTCAGGATTGCCGCGCTTACTGGCTACGACACGCCCTACTTTGATGCAGAGAACATGATACGTCAAACCGAGGAAGTAACCGGGGGCGTGGTCAGCGATCTTGAGCGGGCTCGAACCCGTAGGCAAGCGGAGGCAGACAAGGAGGCAGAGGAACAGGCTGTCGTTGATGACATTGCTGCTGCTGCCGCTACGGGGGATTTCCAAGCCGCGATTATTGAGCATGGCGAAGGCAAGGTCAATGCGTGGGTCACTGCTGCTATTCGTAGCGACCCGGCCACTACTATCCCAATGCTTATCGCCTCTCACCGAAACTCCGGGGAAGTTATCTCCGGGGCGCGTAATATCCTGCAAGCTCAGGTCGCCGCTAACATTGCCTCTGGCTATGACAGCGCGAGCTTCCAAGCAGCTTACAACAACTGGAAGGTCTTTAGTACCGAGCAATCCGGCGCCCCGGCACGGGCTGCTTACTACGGAGCCTACGACACGATGTTTGCTCGTATGGGTCAGCTTATGTCAGACGGCGGGGTTACCGGAACCCTCGCCTACGCGCAGACGTTTGGTGAAGCGGGTGCCCTAGCTGGAACCCAGCAAGCCCCTACTGCCCCCACTGGGGAGCGGCGCGAGGCCCTTATCGGGGCGCTGCGTCAGGAGGTTGACCCCGGCTTCTGGCAGCGTACCTTTGGCGCTACCCAGCTTAGCCCTACGGGTCAGGCTACGATTGAACGGCTGGCCCTTGGAGGTGCCTCCCTTAGGATGGACGCTGAGGGCATGGATGCCAAGACGGCTATCCAGTCCGAAATCTCCTCGCTACGGGCGGACAACCGCCTAGAGGTCGTTGGCCGGGATGCGTGGGCTAACCCTTCGCGCGGCCCGTCTATGGGAACGCTTACGGGCGTGCCAACGGATAGGCTTGGCAATGTCTGGCAGCAGCTTGTTAACGAGGGTCGCGCGCGAGTTGGCGCGGAGAACCGACCTTACACTGTCTGGCGCAGCGGAGAAGGAACAGCTACACGCTGGATTGTCTCTGTGACCGCCTCGCAAGGAAAACCCTCAGAGGTCTTCCAGATCGACGTTCCTATGATTGCGCGGGCAGATGCTACGCGTGAGAGCGAGGACGTAACTATGCGACGGGAAGCAGCAGCCTATGCTCGCTGGTCCCAAACACGAGAAGGCTTCCGAGAGAACTCTTGGGATGCTACGGGTGCACGCGCCCGCTTCTCTACGTCTTTCCGACGTGGTGACGCTAACCCAACCGGGCGGCGTCCCTAAAGTGGCGGGGGAGAAATCCCCCGTCCGATCATTCACAATAAAGGATTAACATGGACGATCTTACACTAAGGTCACTACAGGGTAAAAGTCTCGCGGAAAAGCTTGAGATAGCTGGTCGGTGGGCTGGTGCTGACGGTCGTGTCATGGACGGCATTTGGAACGCTGAAAGTGGCCGTGGCCAGACTATGCTATCCGGTGCGGGGGCTATGGGTCACTTCCAACTAATGGAGCCCACGCGGGCTACTTGGTCCGAGCGCCTCGGCTTTAACATTGACCCCAATAACTTCGACCACGCACTTGTTGCCGGAGCACACACGCTTCGTGAGAACCTTAGGCGCTTTGGCAACCTGCCAGACGCCCTTCGCGCTTACAATGGTGGGTGGGACCGTTCTAAGTGGAACAACCCTGAAACCGCTGCCTATGTCGGTAGGGTGCTGGGCGGCAACGCCGACGCGCCGTCGGGCGGTGGCTCTACGGCCCCGACGCCGGAGCCGGTCGCCCCTGTGTCCTCTGCGGACGTGCTGGGCGGCAATGTCACCACTGACGGGTCAAGTGCCGGGGTGCGCCCTGAGGACGTACTGAGCGGCACGGCTGTGGCCCCTGAGGCCCCTGTGCGACCCTCAAGTGCTGCTCAGCGCATGGTCAGCCAGCTTGGCGGCTTCCGCCCATTTAGTGACCCCAATGCTACCTCCCTTACTGGTATGCTTGAGGTCAACGCTGCCCAAACTGGCGGAGTGGTTGCTGCGGTGGAGCAAGAGCAGATTAGTGGCATGGACCGCTTCTCTGCGGCTGTGCGGCTCAATACCATCACGGGTAACCTCATTGACGCCATCGACACCAATATCCCCGGAAGGGACCCTGACTTTGACTACGAGGCTAACATGGCCACGTTGGAGGAAGGTAGGACTGAGCGCCAGCGTATTGAGCTGCGTGAGCGGGCTACCAGCCTAGAAGGCGCACAGCGTATCATCGCGCGGCAGGACGAGCAGGATGACCTGCGGGAGCTTGCCGGCGACGGTCTTGTCACTAACATCACCGCAGGGCTTATTGATCCCGTCGGTGCCATCCTCGGTGGCGTCATTGGTAAGGGCCTACAGATTACTGGTACAGGCTCTCGGGCGCTGTTCCAAGCTGCACGCCCCTTTGCTGCTGGCGCCAGCGTTGTTGGCGAAGGCGTTGTCGGTAACGTCGCGGGTACTGCCATCATTGACCGCATTGCCGGGAGCTACCAAGCCCCGGAGGATTACGAGGTTAACGGCCTGTTCGGTGCCATCTTGGGTACTGCTGCGATCCCATTCGTTTCGCGCAGTGCTACGCCTAATCGCGGTCTGCAAACTATCGCGGACGATCTTGTGGCGGGAGCTAACGCTGACGAAGTGGGTATCCTTTCCGAGGCTATTGACCGCGTTGGTCCTGAGGCTCCGGTGGAAAGCATCCAAGCTGCTGCAAACAACATTCGCAACGAGCGGGTCACCGGCATCATCAATGACAGCTTTAGCCCCGTGCCGGAAGAGAACCGACTGTTTTCTATCGAGGATGCGGGCAGCATTGACGTAGAGGCAGTCGCTCGTCGGGGCATGGAGCAGGGACTTGATAGTATCTCAGACCCAACTCTTCGAAGCCTAGCCGACAACCTTGTGTTTAACTCGGATCGCATTGTAGCTAACAATCCCATCGCCGCTATTCAGGGCGATACTGGTATTATGCGGAATGCTCCTCTTGTTGGCAATCTATCGTCAACAGGGGAAACTTTGCTGCTACAAAACGACAACGTGGCTAAGGCTGTAGGTCTTGTTCTCACAGAGGGGACGACTGGTCGTGGCGGGCGTAGGCACTCTGCCTCGCTGACTGCCGCCCTTAATGAGCGGCGCTTCATGCGACCCATCATTGCTTATGAAGACAACTTCCACATCTACCGGCAAAGTAGGGGCCAAGGCTGGATGCAGTTTGCATTTGGTGACGGGGCTCTGCGCCAGCAGTTTGATATTGAGGTTGCCGCTGAAATGCGCGCTCGGGCTCGCCCGGACCTATACGCTAGTACCGCCCCTGCCAGTGTCCGCCAAGCTGCGGATTACATGGCGGATGGTTACCGGCTTATGGGCGAAGAGCAGGTTCGTGCTGGAACTCTCGGTAGCCAGAACATTCGACCCGGTGACCCAAGCTATTTCCCGCAGCACGTTTCCTCTGCTAAACTACAGAGGATCGCCAAGCTAGACGCGGCTGAGAAAACTCAGCGTAGGCAGTCCGCTTTCCGTAGTATTATCTCGGAGCAGGCTAGAACCATCTTTGGGTGGGACAAAGAGTTCTCGGACTACTTTGGTGTACGCTACTTGGAAACTGCTATGGACCGCGCCGCCGGTAACTACGACGTTCCGGTAAACCTTACTCACCAAAGCGCGGGTGGCTTTGTCAACGACCTTCTCGAAACTATGCGGGCGGGCGCTACTAAGGCCCAAGCAGCCAAACTAGAGAAGGCTTCTCAGAAGTTTGCTCGCGGGGGTGCTGGCTTCACTAGGGGCCGACTTAACTTCGACGTTATGGATAAGGTAAAGCTGGACGACGGGAGCGAGATTAGGCTTCTGGATATCATGGATACCGACATGGTTGGTATGTATCGCAGCTACGCTCGCCGGGCCTCCGGGGAAATCGCCCTGCAACAATACGGGATTGCAGGTGCCCACGGCCTTAAGTCCATCAGAAAGTATCTTGAGGTACAGCACTTGGCTGGCCGCATTACTAATGATGGTATGGCCGCGTTTGACCAAATCTCTGCGGAGTTCCTCAACACGCCCTTCGGTAAGCACCAAGGGAACATGATGGACAATCTGCGGATCATCACGTCTACCGTCAAGCTTGGTGGTATGGGTGTCACGCAGTTCGGTGAATATGGTAACGGTATTGCTGCCCTAGGTTGGGGCCGTGTCCTGACCTCCATCAAGGATATTCCCCGGCTCCTCAACGAGGTGGGCACTATCCGTAAAGGCGGAGAAATACAGGGCCTCTTGACTAGCGTTGAGAAACAACAGGGCTTCGAGGTTGGTCTGGA